GCGTCAAATACTCCTTCGCACAACACCAACGGCATCTTCCAATTAATCTGGTTCTCAAAGACAATCACGTTTTTGGAGACAGGTGGATTCTTATACTTCAGTCCACTCTCGTAGAAGCTTCTGGCGAGGAAGTAGTTAAGTTTGTTGTTGCTATCATACGAAGGAATAATAATCCGACTAGCGTATGGGCCATCCATCGTATACCCCATCTGATACCTGATAATATCATATCCCGTGATTCCTCTATTCTTTAGGTATTTGATTGCGTTGATATAATGTATACTCTTACTGGGCATCCAGAGTGGTTTGAATCCCGGCGGGAGATATAAGTCTGTGTTTGTCTCTTCTTCAATATAATTCTTTATTTGGTCATCAGATAAGAGTGACCGCAGTTCTTTGAGTTGTGAGGGAGAGACATCTAATTTCTTAAATAGTGTTATTAAAGAACGTCCTTTTGCTCCACAATGCCAACAATGAAACGCATTCTTCAGTACATTGACTGCGAATTTCCGTTTATGATTATGACAAAAAGGACAGGAAAAGTATACTTCACCTTTCCCGAATTCTTTATAATCACCTAATATTTGCGACAAAAGAGAGATTAGATTCATATATCAAATCTAACCTCTCTTCTATAAATTGTCAAGTTTTCTTTTTATTCAACGGTCTTTTTATTGACCAATTGGAAGAAGTGTTCTGCGGGGATAACCGCGTACACTGGTGTATTGTTTCTCTTAAAGAATAGAACGGGAGTCGTTCCTTCTTTCGTATTCCCTTCTGCTTGTTCCAGAGAAGCCCAGATATTCATCTTTTCTTGGTTCTTACATTCTGGAGAGTAGGGAAACACTTTCCGCGCCGCAGGTGACAATTTAATGTCTGTACCACTATCACCCATCAACGTTGAAACCACATCATCGGGTTCCAGTTGCTTAAAGTTTTCCAAAATCATATCTCGTACTGCGTTTTGTAACCGTTTACCTTTGTTTTTAGCCGAACGTGGCTTCATAGTAACCTCTTTAGTTTAATTAACTATTTGTACTGTACAGTGCACCCGGAGTATTTTTAATAGCATCCGAAGTAATATACTTTGATGAATCGGTTCCCTGTGCATTATACAAATGAACTACTTTTGATTTAAATGTCTTTAATGGACTACTAAACAATGTTGTATAGTATCTGAATGCCGATGTGGTACTAAATGTTCCTGTAGTTGTATCATCTACAGTTGCTTGTGTGACCACTTTATCACCTGGCGTGCGGTTACGCACTTCAGTTTGATATGTGTTTGGTAAAAAATCTACTGCTACGTCACCTTCTGTTTGCTTTTGGGGAGTATTATTTGCTCCTGCCATTGTTGGTTTAAACTCCCAACTTTCATACATCTCTTTAAGTCCCATAAAAAGTCCTCAGGTATCGAATTTAACAACAAAGGTTTGAACGGTGTAATCTGTTCTTTGAATAGGATTTGATAGCTTCGCTACGGCCATCAATTCATTCATTTCATTATATAACCCGATTGTAGTAATATATGGATATAAACTTTGAGACGCCATTAATTGTATAGGTCGTATATTACTATCAGATACTAAAGGTTTATCTACTGATGGGTTATTTGTAGAATACAATAACTCTGTAGGTTCTAGACGTACTCTGATACTATGTTCAAATAATTTTACTGACGATGTAAATTGTACTCTTACGTTGGTTCCATTATCAATATACATGCCACCATTATTTATTATACCACCTGCAACACTTGAAGTAGCTTTTAATATAGCTATCCCTTTATCATAAAATACTCGACCTATTATACTTCCGACCCCCGATGAAGATACTACCATGTTACAATCACCATCGTCATATGACATCGATGGACCAATCCTAACTGATAATGATCCGGGAGTAACTTCTTCACCAAAAATATCTTGTGTTATGCTTATCACATACATAGACCCTGTTGGGTGATATGCGGACGACTCTATTCCGTATGAAGCATATGGTATTGGTGAATAAAATGTTTGTATTATAGAATCAAACAAATCCTGTGCAAAATTTTCGGTACGTATACTACCCCCACCAGATACATATTTCTTTGCAAAATGTACTTGTACGTCTACCGAATTATTACTCGAACCAGATGTGTACGTGTAATCATGTGACGCATATGCATGGAACGGTGTAATTTTATACTCGTTTGGTGCTAAAGATTTATATGCAGTAACACGACTGGTCATAATAATTTACCATACAACCGATTAATAATCAAGACGTACACGAATTAGTGCTTCTTTATCAATACTCTTTTGAATTGGTCTACTAAGTTTTGCTACTGCTAACAATTCATTTTGATCATTGTATAATCCAATCGTGGTAACGTAAGTAAGTGGTTTATAACGGAATGGTTCCAACACGTTTTGTGGATTAGAACCAGTGTAGTATGTTGGATTATTTGAGAAGTTATAGGTATTGTTTCTTAATCGAATAAAATAATTGTTCGAAGTGATACTTTCCGCCGAACGGGCTTGGAAATCCTTGCCCAATCTAATAGCACGGAACATACTTTCGTGTTGATATTGATAATCGGTTGCTGCACTGCCAGTATATGGTGCAAACGGACCAGTATATGCTAATCTGCCATTTTCAGTAGAATTTGTTCCAGATACACCGATTGCACTATTCACTAATGAAGGACTGAAAATTATTGCGCCATAGTCAGGAAATACTTGTCCATACACTGTAGTATCTGCTGTGTGTATGCCCCCTTCGATTGAACCAGAACGAATATTGTATACATTGTTAGCAACCAAATTTCCTACTTGGGTTGTTCCTAAACCACTATCATCAATATATGTTCTTTTACCGTTTGAACCGGACAATGTTAATTGCCAGTTACCAGGATCGATAGCTTGTTTTAATCGTGCACGTTGAATGTTAATTACATAAATATCATCTGTTGCGATACTATTGAAAGTAAATTTTTGTACATCTTTACCTAATAAAATATTACGATATTGTGCATATATAACTTCGGTAGGTAATGTAGAATTATCTAACGAAGTAAGCGTAGGTGATCCACCACCGTTGTAATGTCCATATGCTACAGCAAATTGTACTTCTGCTGCATCATTTGCTGCTGGGTCTAAATTGTATGCATCATAGTAAAATTCACCAGAATTTTGAACTTGTACACTTGAGGTAAATATGGTAGACAAACTACCAGTGTCTCCGGACCACATACCCGTGGTAACTTCTATTCCTCGAATTGATGTAACATCTTCTGTGGGGTTAAATGCTGTAAATATGTTATATGCCATGATATGTTCCCGAAGTTAATTATGATGCAACAGTAGACAACGTAAAGTTATATACTGCACCAGAAGTTCCACCAAAAATACTTACCGTGGTACTTCCTGTCTTGTTTTTTGCCTTAATTACGAATTCTTTCCCACTTGCAACAATTGAACCACGTTCGTTTGCGGTAATAACGCCTAATACAGGGTTTACCACTTCGACACTTGCAAGTGAGCTATCTGCTAACAAAATGGTATAAGAATTTTCTGTTTCGTCTTCTGTTGATGTGTATGTAGTGGTAGGACGTAATGGTACTTCACCCTCTCCCGAAGTAGAACTATAGTACAATGTGACGGTTCCACCCAAAGTTACACCCGCATTACCCGAACGAATCTGAGGAATGACCACATTTCCGAATCTAGTTAAGTCATTTCCCGTGATAGTTACTAACTTATATCTCATGGTTTGTGTTTCGTCAGGAGTAGCTTCTAATACAGGCATATTTTCTATAATTGCACCGTAATAATTGGTACCTAATGGATGGTCGGTTCTAAATAATGTATAATCAACTTCATCATCGGCTATAGCAAACTTAGTAATTTGAAACGCACTAGTCCCTGCGCCTTGTGACAACAATTCCCGACCACGATTGGTCAAGATAGCGTCTACGGTAATTGTAGATTTATCTAAATATCCCATAATTTAAAATCTCCTGAGTAATGTACTTCTAATATAAGTATATAGTATTTTTGTTTTAATTTGATTAATTATCACGAAATGTCCAGTGTCCCACCACCACCTAACTGAATTCCAGCTGTGTTTTCGGGAATAGTTACCGTCCCTGTTCCAGCGGAGTTATTGGCGGTATTAGAATTTACGATAATTGTATTTGCACTTGATACAGTAATTACTACTGGTGACTGATTGTCAAATGTAACATTTACATCCCTACATCCCAAATAATTTCTTCGTTTTAATGCAGTACTATTATCACGACTAAATTTATAATGTCGTGGTAAATATCCTTTTGGGATGAAGGTTACAGGTTCGTATGCGTAGTATGATAATACTATACTTGATGTTATATTTGACCCAGTTGTACTCTGTATTCTATAATACAGAATTCCGTTATCCGTTTGTGTAAGTAGGTATGGGAATACTAAATCATCACTTATTACACCGTCAAATAGTACTCCGGCATTAATACTGGGTGTTGTGGTAAACGGTCTAAGTATATCAAGTTCTCTATCTACCTCACGTTTATATAGACGTACACGTAGACCCGCACTACCACTTACACTAAACAAGGAAAAGATACTATCTACTGTTATTACTCCGACCGAACCAGTTGTTGTAGTTACATACGTTGCCGTTGGTATTGTTCGTTCTCTTCTTATAGGATAATTTACTGTAGATGATGTGGGTAATAATGTAATTTTCGCATACAGTCTATTCAACGCCGACGGTACCTGTGTGTCTAGTCTTGTTAGATATGGTGTTTTATATAATGTATATATATCATATTTGTATATACCATTGTCTTTGTGGAAATATGTTGTTGTTCCTACTTCAAATAAATCTGACCGTGGTGGTATGTTGTAGAACGGTTCCACTGTATTTACTTCTGATACTATTGTATTTGTTCCATAATATGGGTTACGGGGATATCCGGATGAGGTAACACTACTAGATAAAATTCGTGTGTCTACTGCATTTGATTCTACTGTAACATAAGAACTATTTTCATCTAAAATCGATGCCGACACCAAATTATTACCAATGTATTGTCCAACTCGGCGGAAGGTTGGTAGTTTATCAATTTTTGTACTGGATTTAAATTCTATCCCTTCTGTTACGCCAAGGGTTGTTTCTAATGGTAAAGTATCACCAGGAGTATCTGGTAATAAACTCACTGTTTCCACAAGTTGACTAAAATCGTATGCGCCTATAGTAGGGCCTTTGTATGCGGTTCCTGATACATATGATTCAAAACGTTTTGTAGCTGTTCCGTCTGCCCACAGTCCTTTGACCTCAGGTTTTTCCTTATTTCTAAATAAAATTGGTGATTCTATTACTATACCGTCTACGAGTTTAGCTCTTGCTGGAGCTAGTTCGTCTGCCATCTCACTTGGACCTTGTGTTAAATCTTTAAAGAATCTAATATAATCGTTAGCTAATACAGTTTTATTAAAATACATGATATAGGCATCTTGTATTTCTTTTATATTAGAGTATTCTGTTTCTTTTATGTATCGTGGACTTCCAATTAAATTATTTACGTCCACCACACCCATAGAACGCATAATATTTTGATTAACGAAATCCGTGGGCGATACCGCAAATGATACTAAGTTTTGACCACTATTATATAGTTTTTCTTCTATCCGTTTTATACTAGTGTATCTACTAAGTACTTTAGTACCATTTGCTTCAATAAATTGTCCATCAAATACCGGTGGAGGCGCAACAACTACTTTTCGATTTGTGTAAATTGTCGAACCAACAACAGGAGTAAATTGTTTAATACTACGTAATATTCTAGTATAAGAAGATGTTGTTAGTCCAAATGTAGGTAAATCAGATACAATAGATACATTTTGGTACGGACTTTCATTTGTTGCGGACGAGGTTATTGATGGTAGTGGTTGACTAAATGGTATATGTACATACAAACTAGAATATGACGAAGTATAATTATTTCCATAGTATGACCCAGGGTCATATGCTTGGGAAATAAAATCTGTATCAGATATATCTTCTCCCCAAATACGAACTTCGTCTACTATACCATCAAATTGAGTTGCTAAGTCTATTGATCCAGTTCCACCAACATAAATGTACGTAGTATCATTCCAGAGAGAAGATAAATTTACTGATGAGGATTCTTGGAATAGTATTTGATCGCCATCTGCTTGAATTACTGTGATGTCCTGTGATTGGCTTCTTAGCATCAAATTAGTGTAATCCTCACTAAACAGTGGGAAATAACTACTAGATGCTATACGTGTTCTACTAGAACCACTGACTATTTCTATTCTGCCGTATTCTAATTTAGATGATGATGGATGTGGTATTAAATCTATCGCCCATCCATCTGCCGTAATTATAGAACTTTGTCTCTTAGCTATAGGATTAAATGTTATTTGTAATGTGGACGCAGTAACTGATGAAGATACAAATGGAACTTTAATATTATTTTCCACAGAACCAGTAAATCGTAATCCGTATGTTAATTCATCGGATTGAATATAGTTTCCGGTTGCAGGATATGTTGATTCTTTGATTTGTAATACTGGAGAGTTTATGCCGTATGTACTTAGTAGAGCATTAAATGATGTACGAGAACCCTTTGTTTTTGCTAACCACGCTAAACTATGAATAAATCGTTTCCATGTTTCTGCGACATAAGAACGAGAACCACTTTCACCTGTAAATTGTGTATTGAATGTTTGTAAATTTTCGAGTGCGTAAACATTTGGAAGATTTAATCCAAATGATTTAGCAACTTCATACACTTGATCCATCGATAATTCTTTTAATGGGTCTATATTAGTTGAATATACATTTGGAAATTGATCGATATACACTTTAATATTATCCATCAAATGTCCCATCATAGCAAACAATTGTAGATATTCAGACGATTCAAAATCTTCTTGTATGTGTCTAGGTAAATTTAAAATTAAATAATTTGGATTATTATCATCATATCGTTGTGCAATTCCCAATTGAGTTGACAACCACGTACTAGCAACAGAACTATACGGACTGTACACTGTACCGTCTGCATATTTTGGCCAAGAGCCGGTTGCGTTATATTCAACATCTCCTGCTACATAAAATGCACTGGACGAATACGGAATATTAGTTGGTCCATAATATAGAAATTGTTCATATGGATCAAAATTACGAATTATATCTTCTTTTTCTCTCGCCTTTAACATCAATGATACAATACTACTTGACACACTGGACGATATACTTGCAGAAGTCAATTCTTCAATATTTTTAAGTTTTTGATTAAACGCTTCTAGTCTTTTATATGCGGAACCAAAATATACGAAGTTTTTATAATCTGTAAAGTCTATATTTAGTTCTGATGATTTGAAGTCTCCGGTAAACCAACGTCTAAATACACTATCTCCGTAAGATATAGTACTTCCACTAATTACCGCGCCAACAGACCCAGTTGCCAATCCCAAACTGGTTAGTGTTGTATTTCCTGCCGACATTTTTGTATTTACATAATTTCTAGCATCCATATTAAACGGACGTAAATACGGAGTACTGTCAACTAATGGTGCTAGTTCAAATTCTACTGTATCGATGACTGATTTTGCTATTTCTCTACTAATAAACGCAGGTGTTTCTATCTGAATATCTGAGTCAAGTGGTTTTAATAATTTTAATTGTACCGAACCCGTATCTTTTGGAGCAAGTCGCCATGCTTCAGCCACATATTGTCTGTCATTACCAAAATTAAGTAATGTTTTATATTCTCTATCTTTATCAAAAAATGTTAATACTTTTTCTCGTATAACTTGACGAGCAGTTTGAGCCATCGCATAAAACAATGGTACTGTTGCTGTTTCTAGTTTGATACGAATTGGAATAGTAATTTCTGCTTCATCAATATCAGGAGAACGAGACAACGATATGTCTTGTAAATTTAAAATGTCATCAATCAATGATGTATATTGATTTAATAACAATAGTGCATTTACATATGTATTTTCTGCACCGTAATCACCGTCAACTCTTCTAAAACTAAAGAAATTATATAATCTTTGTTTATTACCTTCGTTCCAATCTGGAGCACTACCGATTCCACCAGGTGATGGGTGGTCGGGTAATGTTATACCTTTTCCTTCTGCTGGATTTGGTTTAGAAAATAAAATATCAGCTAAACATTCTCGAATAAGTAATGTTAATGCTTCATTATTACGGACATTAAATGTTTTTCCACTTCTATCGTCATATAAACGCTCTAATGAACGTTTATTAAATGCACCCTCTGTGGCTTGTCCTATTATATTTGGAAAGTCGGTTCGTGTCATCCTCCACGGCGCATTATTATCTTCACGACCTGCTTGACGAGGTGCATCAATAAGTCTTACTATTGCACCGACACCAATAAGAATACCCGCAATAGGAGCAAATACGCCAGATACAGCTAATAGGCCAGTTAATCCACTACCTGCTAATGCTGCTATCCCACCTACAGCAAGTCCCTGTGCAGCGACTCCTGTACCACCAAATGAAAGGATTCGTCCGGCGGTATCTAAATTACTACGTGATAATCCTCTTGCAGTGAGTTCTACATCTATACGGTTTTGTATAATTTCATTTATTTTTTTAACGTCAAGTGCACCGTCAGAAAAAAACTTTGGGTCGGTAATACTGTCTATTACAATTTGAAACTTACGCCGTAAATCCCGTAGGTCGCCGGATTGAAAGAAAATTTCATATGCTTTTTGTTGCAGTTCCACTTTATCAGCTTCACTGATTTCACTTTGGGGGCCTAGTCCAAATTGTGACCCCTTCGCATTTAAAATTGCTTTATATTTTGTATTTTGTGTATTAACAAAAATTCTAGCCATATGAAATTTATTTTAAATTGTGATTATAAAACTTATAATTAAACTGCGGTGCCATCGTTACCAGAGTTCGTACTTTCTTCTTCTGCCTCTACATCATCTTCCGCAGTGGATACTCCAGAAGTAGTTCCTGTAGGTTGTCCGTATGAATCCATTATAGCTTGACTAACCCTTCTCTTTACCTTAACCGTAAACGATGTGGTTCTATCTCCCGCAGTTAATGTAATTTTTGCCCGTCGTTCTCCTAAAATAATTGTTGGTTTTGGTGCACGTACTTCTCGTATTTGTGGATTATCTTCGTTTGCATCCAATACTCTAACATAATTTGGTTTGTCACTTACCCATGTAACTTCTGCAGTTGGGTCAAGATTGCCATTAGCATCATATACAGAAATTCCTGCAATTGTCATACGTTTTCCATATTGAATTAAGTATTCACTTCTATCGGTTACTATAGTATTTTTAGGATTATCGTTTGATGTAGTACCGTCCGTGTTAGTTGGTCTAATTATTGGTGCGCTACCAGACGTAATCTTTACTATTACGTTTTCATACAAATCTGATTTTAATTCGTTTTCAATTTCCGGTGGTAAGTCTATTTTTAATAGTAATGATTTACTGCTTGATGGAGGTAACACTACATTACCACTAGGAAACCGTAAATCATTTCCTGTTTCTGGATCTACCACTACCATCCATGGTTTTGTAGTACTAATGTTTACCGTAATCGGTGTATCTGTGTCTATATTTTCCATATACATAGGTATATCGGTTACCGTTGCCGAATTAAAGTTATAATATCGTACATAACTTATACTTCTCGACTCTGGTGCAATTACCAAATTAAATTTTTTACGGATGTCGTATATACTCATGTCAAATCAAACCTATATCGTTGTGGATTATCTTCTTCGTCTTTTAATGCATATTCATATGCATCGTCTATTGCAGAAACAACATATTTAATCAATTCGTCTTCAGTAAAACTCGTACTACCTGACAATATCTGGTTGTCTATCTGTTCCACTGCGTTTGGATAAGCTAAATCTAAAACCCTCTGAGCTATCGTATTAATTCCAAGAAATTCATTATCATCATCATCAAAGTTATATTTTAAAAATACATCCCCAGAACCAGTTGCAAAGTTTTGATAAATTGAAGAACTATCTATTTTTGCTGGACTCGTGGGAATATCCTCTTCGTCAGATTCAGGTTGATTAAAAATTTGTGCAAGTACAGGATAGATATATTCTACATTTATTCGTGGTATAGCAAACTTTTCTATATCTGGTTGTAAATCTGTATTTGTTAGTTTTAATTCTACTTCGGTATTTGAAGTGGATATTCTTGAAATTTTTAGTGGTTTATTTATGTTTGTTCCAATTTCATCTTGAAAAAAGTTTAGTGTTACGGAATATCTCCCAGATGGTAACGTTATACCAGTTACTTTTGCCAAATCAATAAATAACAATCTACGAAATGTTCCATCTTCATATTGTAAAGTCTGTACTTTTACTGCTCCATTTGAGTTCGGTATAATTTCATATGCCAATAACGAATTATCAGCTAAACTATAAATCGCCAACTCAATATTATTACTTAATATAGCTTCCGGAAAATCTGCCGGAGTTTCTATTTCTAACAAATCGTCTTTTCGATCTGCTATTATACGTGATGTTGTAAATTTTGGACCGTAATATGAGAACAGTTCTGATTCAAAATTTTTAGTGTTTGGCATTTAATCTAGTTCCTGAAAATTTTTGTTGATTTTTTGTAACCACGCGTCATAGTTTAATTCTTCTTTATATATTGGTGTATAGTAAGAACTACTATTGATGTAATCATCTGTGGGTATGGTAACTAATAATTCCGTTGCAGTATAATTAGTTCTTAATTTACCTTCATATCCTGCATAGGCTATATCGGGTAGAGATAGGGAGATATCTATTTCTTCCTTTAATCCTGCCAAAATTGTATCTGCGTTGGAACCACTCACTAATACAATTGCCATAAATTAATCCACCTTGAATATTGTGTCGGTATCGAACACTTTTGAATAGTCACCAGATACTACCTTCAATTTTAATTTATAAAATCTACCAGAGTACAACGCAGATGTATCAAGTTTTATATAAGAACTACCTGCATCGGTATGTATTTTACTATAACTATCAAACGGTACAATTGTAGTATTACTTTGTGTATCTACAATTGAATAATATGAGGAAGACGGTAAATAATATTTATTTTTATATCGCAAAGTTGAATCAAATGATTTTAATGGATATTGATCACGAACAACTAATAATATTTTATCTATATCACCTTTTGTATATGTTTGTCTTAAGTTACTTGGTACAATTTTAATATTTAAATTTGGAATAGCTGCCAAACTTGCTGTGTTGAATACCTGGTCATCCCATGCAACTTCAAGTGTTGGTTGATGTATTGTGTGTGTTTGAGTAGAAAATATTTTTATGTTTCCTTGATTATTGTAATCAATCTCATCGGTGGTAGGGAATTGTAACACTAATCCATAAAACTGAGATTGTGTTGATTGGCTAACAAACGGTTGAAGTATATCTGTTACATCTATTCTAATATCTTGTATAGGATATGACGATAGTGTAACACTTTGTGACGTTTGTGCGGTTAAAAGATCTCCCCCGGCACTACTCCACGAAACAACACTTGTACACTTAACCCACGTTGCTCCATTATCAACGTTTTTAACATTTTGATAGAAAAATCCACTACCTTCGTCCCACGATTGAGATACTTTATACACTAAAATTTTTTGATTTTTATTTATATCATTTGCGTTTGCTAGTTTTAAATTTAAAAAATAACTAGCAGTGGCGGGAACTGTAGCTGTAGTTGGTAATTCAAAATTTATTAAACTTCTAGCAGATGCCGTAGCATACGCAGTTACACTTATATTATCTACGTCTTTATTGATTACTTTACCTATCTCAAGGATTTCATCAAACCCGGCATTGTTATTTTTAAATGCCTCATAGATAGTAGTATCTGCACTAGGTAATAAGAATTTTCTCATTGGATAGCGTTTCCTATAATATCAGTTTGTGGATATTTTAATTCAAAGATACTTGGGTCAAGACTTGGATATATAACCCCGTTGATAGTAGCTTCATCGATATCATATCTATAATTTTGGTACCCAGTACCATCTCTAAACTGATATTTGTTGAATATACGTATATCTCTTACCGTCTGTACTCCTTCTACCAATCCTATTTTGTAGTATAAATCTGATACGATGATGGGTTGATTAATATTCCAGTTATCAATATTAAAAAATTCTTGTACTGCTCCGATACTACGTACTAGTACATCATTAATGTTATAATTACGAAGTACTGTTATATCGAACTGTACACCTATATTAATTACGAACGCATCTAAAATATTAACATCATCAGTTAACATTCTAAATTGTTCAAGATATCTCGCTAGATTATTTTTAACTATAGTATTTAATGTTGTTAGGTTACCGTTTACATCGTATCCTAAAGTATATAAATTGATGGAGTTTGGTCTAACGGGATTATCTACATATACCCTCTCATTTGTAGATGCTAAAATTCTATTTATTTGTTCATCTCTAACTGCATATATTTTAGCTATTTTTCCAAATCTCGGAGGTAATGAGTATGATCGCACGGCATAATCTTCAACAGTAACAACTCGGTTTTGTGCATTGAAATATGCTAATGCATTTTGACGGATTTCTTCGATTGATTCTCCGTCCCCACCACCTGTAGCCGGTAATGGATTATTAATCGTTATGGTTTCTACTGCTGCATTGAATGCAGTTAATTCTGGATTCGTGTAATCTGCTGTGTCATTTAATGTAACAAGTTCTGATATAGTAGTTATTGTATTCGATGGTGTATTACTAGCTACTCCACCACCAACCCAATATTTTACAGTTAATGTTACATTAGATGGTGATACTCCATATTCATTACTATCTAGAAAATTTAAATTATTAATTGCAACATTACCTAATTCTGATTCTATTGTAGTACCATATTGAGAATTTGCGATTTGTCTCGAATCTAATACAGTATTTACTTCTGCTTCGTTATCTGTACCTGATCCAAACACCAATTCCATTCGTGATTCTCTGTTTATTCTGGTTACAAATCTTCGTGGAACTTTACGTAATCTTAATCTTGATGAGGGTAATAGTCCACTTTCACCGTTATTAGTTACGTCGGCATCTCCAAGTATAGCATCTTGTGCTAAGAAATCTACTTCATACCAAGTATTACCTAAAGAATCTACAATACTTTCTATACCAATAATATTTTCGTTTGGCATAACCACCGATGCAAATTTTTGTGGTTCTCCAAACGAAAATGTAGTAGTTTTTTCTACTGCTGCTATTAATGAAGCTCTTTTAGTTATTATAAATGTAGATGGATTTCCACCACTAAACGTATTAACAATATAATCAGAAACACTGATGTCTGCGAAATCTACATCTTCGTCCAATCTAAATTGAATAGTGTTTTGACCAGAAGTTGTAAATGTACTACCTCTTGCAATTTTAACTAAATATTTTGGGTCAGGAACATATTGTCCGTCTATAATTGTAGCTGGTGCTAATTGATATATTTCTGCAATAGTAGATGCAGGTGCTGTTAATTTGGGCTTATATCCTAAAAATTGTGCTATAGATATAACATTTTCTTGTTGTTCTGCATATGCTAATAAATTTTCTTTGAATGCATTGTCAATATAGAAAGATAATACATCACCGATATACGAAGCCATTTCAATAAACATCATACCTGGAGATGTTTCATTAAAATCTGCATAGGTGTCTGGGTAGTACGCTCTGGCAAAATTTATGAGATTTTGCCTGAAGTCTGTAAACGTCTTTGCAATATAATTAATTTGCTTAACGTTTGGTCTTGGTTGTATTGTTACCGGTTGAGTACTTGACATTTAAAACTCCAAATTAAATTCGTCGTATACGACGAGCATTTTCAATTTGCTCTTGACGTGCATTTCTTAATGCTGATGTTTCTTGTGAAAAGGCGTTTGTACCTTCGGATGTGGTTGGTTCTGCTTGGTATCCTACTATTGGTGTACCCATTTCTCCAGTGGATATAGTAATCTGATCTAATACGTTTTGATTGGCTCTAAATCTATATAGACAAGTAATATTATATGTATTTGTTCTCTCTACCGGTGTTATTGTAAAATTTACCAATTCGATGAATGGTAACCATCGATTTATAGCACTTTCGACGGCTAAACGAGCCGCTTCACCAGTATCTTCGTTCATTTGGTCAAATAATATTCTCCACAAGTCACATCCCAATTCTGGTTGTCCAACTCGTTCACCTTTTTTTGTTAAAATTAAATTTCTAAAATTTGAGCGAGTCTGTTCTATTGCCGTCAACGATTGTTCAAACATTCCTGTTTGACCCAATCGAACTGGTAGTGTAACACCAATAAATTTTTGTGCCATGAAATTCTCCGATTATACCAACTTCATTGCTTTCATGATGGCCGAATAATCTTTATTAATTGCCTGTACTGTTGGGTTGTCTGCTGATAATCCCTCAGGTACGTTAGTTGGTGGTGCCATATTAGTAGTTTTTGCTACTACGGTATCACCAATACGTTCTAATCCCATCATTTCCGCAAGTTGTGATCTAGAAAACTTCTTTTTTGGTTCTGCTACAGTTTTTGACTCTTGTAAAGATTTAATTTCGGAAACTGCCTCTCCTAATAATTTAGGAAGTACTTTTTTAACTTCTTCTTCAACAGTTTCTTTCACCAATTCTTTTACATATGCTCTAAACAATGCTTTATCCATAAATTTATCCTCTATTATTAATAACTTGCTGTATCGTACTTCTTAATTCTATATTTTTTAAATTTTGTCGTTGTTCAAACGGATTTTGTTGTTTTTTTAAATCTTCTCTTAATGCTTTAATTGACGCTTGTTGTTTCTGTGCCTTAATTCTATCTACCTTAGTTTTTATAAAATTTTTAACTTGTCCATATGAAGGTATAGAACGAACAGCAGTTAGTCCTATTAATAATTCTGGTGGTAACGCGGGAATTGGTATCTGCATTGCAAACGTTTTAAGAAATGCTTCTGCTGTACCCAATGCTCGTTTTTCTATTTCTTCTATACTTCCAGTTTGAAATAGACTATCTGGTATAGCTGTGTTTAGTATTCCAACTTGAGGTATTTCTGGAATTGTTGGCATCGATGGTAACTGTCCCAACAATGTTTGCGAATTTTGTGCAATACTACTAGCGTTAACAGGAAGTAAATTAGGAGGTAGTGCCATAATTATGTGTTTTCTCTAGTTGTAAAGTTTGAAATACTGTTAAACTTAGCCGAACGTGGGTCTATTCCTAACTCTGCTCGTAAAGTAATTAATTTTTGAGCAAATGGAGTAGGGTTTAATGTAATAAACGATTTCACTAAATCTACTGAAAGTGCAGACATCAAATCCTGTAACCATTTAGCTAACGCCCCACCCAAAACCATCGGTTGACTTTCATCCCCGGCTGTACCTATAAATATCTTTTTACCTGATATTACGTAGTTTCCTGAGGTTCCTTGGACAATATCATTAGGACTATTAATGACTACCGACCGAGCGTTTAATACTATATCCGTTGGTGTGGTTAATTCTATATCCTGTTCGGCACTGACCATTACCTTTTTTCCTGCGTCTATCGTAATATGTTCAACTGCACTTAAATTAATTTCTTTCTTGGAAAAAAGTGAAATTTCGTTTAATTTACTGTTTAATAATACCCTGTTAGAGTTGATAATAATCTGTGAACCAGTGTATTTTGTAGAATCTGATGTTTCCGATGTACGTAGATGAGCTTTACTATCGATTGTTGCTGGTTCTAATATTATTTTTTCATCAGTGACCATCCAAATACAACTACTATCTTTATTTATATCTTCGTACACTAATGAATATGGTGATGGATTGTTAGTAGATAGAGATTTACTAACACTCATCCCTACTGTAATTAATAAATTTGGTTGTGGATTACGTGTAATAGGATTACTAAACAAACTAGACCCAAATCTAACTACGTTTCCAAATCTACCCTGAATAATTGTGTCTCCTTCGTTTGGACGCACCATTCTAGATGTTGGATTTTCTACAAACTCATATCCTAGTGTATCCGACTGTGTATTTGCCCACGGTTTATACGCCGGTCCACCCTGTGCCGCCAACCTTATATCTTCTGCTTTATTTCCCGATGGTTGTGGTGGTGAAAATTTTCCACTAAGCCCTGGCCAAGAACTCTCTGTTATTTTATTTGTTGCATTAATTCTTCTTGTATAGAACATACGTCCCAACGAATAAAAAACTAGTACTAATTCATTTTTTAATGGGTATTCACGTATAGTTGTATCTAACGGCATCATCCAGTTTAATTGTTCCTTTGGTACACCTCTATCATCAGGTATTAGTCTAATTCTTGCCATTCCAATATTTGTACCAAAATCTTTAGAATATTCTGGATGACTTTCGTTTAATATTATATCTTCAATCAATCCATCTTTATATGGCGCATCAGTACTGAATGAAAATCTAGGAGCTTGAGAGGTTCCTAATTGCGTTATATCTACATTATACGCTTTTGTTGACACCCTTATTTCTCCATAAACACATCATCCAAGTCCTTTACATCTTCTTGAAGGTCTTGGATTTCAACTTTGATATCCTTTAGTAGTGCTTCTTTTTCTGATTCGGACAACAATCCATCTAATGTTTGGGTAGATTTGGTACCCACCGACACGATACGTTGTGCAATCTGCGCTACACGAACTAAATGTTCGTCATTCTTGACGTTTACTTCCAAGAATCCTTGCACAATAGGTCCAATCACCGCAGCATCTTCTGGTGTGCGGATGAGTTGGACCATTTTCATAATAAACGAGTTGATTTGTGCCCGTTTACTATCAGTATTTTTGTGTATCTCTGAGAAAATATCGGCTAGACTCTTCCCATCGTACAGTTCGGAATTGATATCCATAGAAAACCCCCTAAAATCCTATACTATAAATAGATAGGAATTATTTTTTATACTGGAAATATGTCGTGGGGTCCGAAAGATGTCCGTAACGGCGGAATTCGTTCAGCATCTTGATAATTTGGGGTCGCATCTTGTTTATGACCTTGGTGATATGGGCAGTCTTATAATTAGTCATTTCCCGTACCATAAGGTAGAGGGCTTTCTTGTTAAAATTGTCAATATTGTCAATCCGTTCAATCAATTTAACGATTGCTGCGGCAATTTCTCGGTCTCGCTTCTTTTTAAAAAATCTGTCGAGGTTGAATTCCCAATATTCTACTAACAATTTTAAAAATTCCTTCATATCTACAGTAGAATCCTTGGTTTCTGGTTCCACTATTAACATTTCTTCAAGAGTAAATGAATCTTCGGTCTGATCTGAAAAATATAATACTCGTTTTTCTTCTTTATAAGAGTTATTATTATGTAGAATTAGATAATTCTTCGCAATCACACTAAAATAAGAGAAGGCCTTCCCTTTATCCTCAGTAAATTTATGTAAATTGATAACCAGAAAGGAGACTACCTGTGACTTTACTTCGTCAAAAGTACCCTCCATATACGGAAATTTGAACCTATTGATAACGTTCTCTGCGAGTTTATCAAGGGGTCCATATATTTTTTCTCTAAATATTTTTTCTCGTTCTTCTGTATTATTTGATTTGTTATATTTTATGATTGCGGCTTCGGTTTCTTGTGTAAAATAAACCTTATTGTTCTGCCTCTTTTTCTGTTGTGGTTCTGTCTCCATCTCTTATCTCCGTAACGAATCCGTAGAGTTTTTCTACAGACCCAACTAATAATTTGAATACTTCTCCTACTTCATCGTCACGTTCAAACATTTGGCGTTCATCCATAAATCGCATATACCGTACCGTTGCATTAGTACGGGCATAAAATTCATTAATAACATCTTCTAATTGTTCGTTCTTTCTTAGAAGATTCCAACACGCATATGATAAAACGCATGAAATGAGTGACAATGTTACTACTAAAAAGATTAACATTTTATCCTCTCAACGGGGGTAAATGAAAATCACTGAAATAAGACATATACTTTTTCAGTGAGGTACCGAACCCATCAACGGTACCCGTTTGACTATTATTGGTTAAAAACCTAACAACTCCATTCGACCCCGCAAAGTGTGCGCCAGCCAAAATGGATGCACGGGTGATTCTTACACCCTTAACTGTTTTTCCTTCATATCGGTGAATCAAGTGTTCTAGTGTACGTTCGTTTGCGTGCATATACGATACCATCACACTATCTTGCAATTCCTTGTTCCGTAAAAATTCAGACTTACTGACGTTATATCCTAACACTCTGACTGTACTTGGACTGAATTGGTAACGTCCCATCATTCCATATTTGTTGACGGTTTGGTACCCACCGCCTGGGGTTTCTATTTCTGCAATCTTATCCATAAATTGTTCAACTGGTGTTGGTTCGGATAAGACCGTACTTTCTGGTACATATATTTTACTACTTGTTCCCACTGCTAATATAACGGTTAGTGCGATTAAAGCAATCACTTGTCGCATAATTTCCTCCGGTTATAGTAAGTGCGGTTGTGCCTCACGAACTCCTGCATTGGTCACGACCACAGATTCAGGGAAGTACTCCGATAAATCATTTGCACCAGCGTAGGATAGTGCAGAACGTAATCCATCTATGAGTCCATCCACCACAAACTTTACTTTACCCTTGAAAGGTACGATAGTTGATTCTCCCTCCACATTACGAGTTGCTTGTCCGTGAACACTCTTGGTTTCCAAGGACGCAGCGCCACGATAGCGCTTATATAACCCATTTTGTCGTTCGATAATTGGACCAGGCGCTTCCTTCGTTCCCGCGATAAGTGACCCGAGGATAACGGAATTCGCACCAACTGCCAATGCCTTAGCAATATCACCACTATTTCTGATACCACCACACGCAATTACAGGAACCTTTGCTACCCTTGCTACGTCTGCCAGTGAGGTAACATTAGGAACCCCGAATCCCGTCTTAACGCGGGTAGTACAGAGTGACCCACCACCAATACCAACACGAAGTGCATCTGCTCCCCAATCTTGGAGAGTTTCTGCGGCTCTTCCGGTAGCAATATTTCCGGCTACAATATCTATATTAGACGGAAGATTCTTTTTTAAGTTAGTAATCGCATCACGAACAAACTTGTGATATCCGTGTGCCACATCAATCAGAATAATATTCGCGCCATTTGTGACTAACTCTTGTGCACGTTCCAAATAGTCACCGTTTGCTCCCACGGCTACCATCACATACGGTGTCCACCAATCGCGGTTTTTTACTATCGAACTAACTTTTACAACTTGTTTTACTTGTTCTTCAATAGACATAAAACGATGAATACATCCAATACCACCAAGTTCTGCCATAGCGATTGCCATCTCACTATCACAGACAGTATCCATCGGAGATGCAACGAACGGCACCCTAATACTATAATTAGTACTAAGTTTAGTAGTAAGGTCAATATTTTGACGAGATTCAACTTCTGAGTATGAAGGAATCAATTGAATATCGTCGTATGTATAAGCTGGATTAGCGTGTAATTGTGTCATAATAGTCATTTTGTTTGCGTTGACGGTCAATATCTTTGATGTGATACAAACACCATTCTTCTTCGTCTGGAAGAGGTGCGGTGGTCTTATATCCTACAATACGTTCGTGAACCTTACCTTCCCATTTGATTTCTGGAACATTTTTATACAGTCTGGTTTGATAATCTGGGAACATTACCCAGCCCTTTTCATTGATTCGCCATCCCCAACGACGAATATCTTCTTCTGTCAGTCCGTTCACCACGTTGACTCTTGGAATCATATAGAGGTCAATATCATTATTGTCAATAATATCGTGAAGATATGTGAGAAGATTGTTATTAAACTTCTCATCGGCATCTACTTGAAAAATATACTTTCCGTTACACTTACTATTAAGAAAATTCTTATGTGCAGCAAAGTCGTGATTTAATTCATGCGGATATAACTGAATGGCGTTTCTATCTGCATAATCATACAACAAGTTTAACGTGAACGGGTCGGTAGAATTATCGTCTACCACAATGATTTCATCACCAGTCTGTTCACAGTGTGGAACAAGTTGGTCAAACAAATTACGAATATACTGTCCTTCATTATGTGTTGTAATAGCGAACGAAATAAGTGGTGTCATGTTAACTTTCTATAAAGGTATTTGATAAATTCTGCGATAAACACATACGTTACAAACCCAAAATAAATCACACTCATTATGAATATGATTATAAGGGATACTATAATGTATATAATTCCATTCAAAATGTCAAGTAGTGTACTCATACTAACTCCCGATATTTGAAGAGGGCTAACTCTTTGGCTTTTGCTTCGAGGTCAACATCCAGCGTGAGTCCAAAATCGTCAATACGAGAAAACACATAATCAGCGTGAGCCCGAGGATTGCCTTTAACGTTTTCATTGATATTTTTACTCTCGCTGTAGTGAAAGAGTGGAGTGATACCTTCTGACCACGTACCGGCGGCAAGTTCTGCAGCTTCTTGGGTGGTCAACCCATCTGGATGAAATTGGTGATGGAAATAGTCAAAGGTAAGTGGAATACCCAACTCTGAATGAAGATAGGTAAACAACTGAATAATAGAGAATGCTGATTCCTTGTCATCGTTCTCAACCACCATACGTGCTTGAAGATTCGGTGACAAACGGCGGAAGTTGTCAATCCAACGTTGTGCAGTCTCTTCGGAGAAGTTCATACCAACGTGAATATTGATTGCATTGTACGGACTTGTTTCCAATCCCATATAGTCAAATACGATAGAATGTAGTTCCAAATCTTTGATAGAATTCAACACTACAGACTCTTTCTCCGAACCCAACTTTACAAAGTGGTCGGGGTGCGCGGTGATACGTTGACCAGTAGCTTTGGCGAAGTCACCGCACTCTTTCAACTTACTGACAATAGCAAAATAATCGGGGAGGTGCGTTTCCTTGTATTCGGTACCCCACGGAAAAATACCTGACCCCATACGGAATACCTTTACACCGTTGTCGGCGTTCCACTTTAGAATCGTCAGTAGGTCATTAGCGTTCGCAAGTGCAAGTTCAGATACGTACTTCAAACCCTTAGATTCAAAGGTTGCTTTACGCATTGCACGACCAGTAGTAATACCACGTTTATTTAGTGTATTATTGATACAACAATAACCAACGTTGATAGGCACGAAAACCCCCAATTAAGTAGTATACTAAATATACACCAAATTGGGGATTTTGTCAAGTACTCTATTAAAAGATATTAATATCTTTGTATTTAGCCATAGTCTTTTTCTTCCAGAAATTTTCTAATACTTCTTCAGTTTCTTCCTTTGTCATGTATTGTGGATATGGATCTTTCGGATCTAATTCTGGAGTTTTTTCTATAGTAGGTTCTTCTATGACTTTATTTTCTACAACCGATTCCTCTTTTATAGATTCTACAGGTTTTTCATCATATATCGTAAATGTTTTAGGTTCTTCTGGTTTGTTTTCTCGTTTTATTAAGAAATTATATGCAAGAACCAAACAGATTGATAGCGGATCAAATACTAAGACAATAACTAAGATAAACCACTTTACTACAGTGTCCAGTTCTACACCGATTGCCCGTGAGATATATACGAAGGTTCCAATATCTGAATTTGTACTGATTGCAACATCCGTAGTCAAACTCCTTGCCTTCAAACTATCCCGTTGAGCGGATGCCTTATTGATTTCTTGTTGTAATTGTGTCGCAGTTCTATTCAATTCTGATAATTGATTTTGTGCTGACCGAATCGTAGTATTAGACCCTGTGGTACTTTTACTAATCAAATTATCAATACGATTTTCTTGTTGACCACGAAGTGCAATGATTTGGTCAAGACGTTGTGTCTTTCGTTTGATTTCTTCTTCAATAGTTGTTGCTTGTGAGTTTAAAATTTGTACTTCCGCATTCATCTTCAATGGGTCTGCCGCAACTTTTGCATATGCAGATGATAAATATCCGTAAATACCCGCCGATGTAATGATGATTAATACGATACTTGCAACCGATAGATACGACTTTAATGCTTTAGGTACTTCGTTCCAGTATCGATAGAGAAATGAAATACCAACCAACTTACCTAACTCCAAAGCACTTGCCATAACCATCGCAGATACTGCTGCTCCTGCGAACAAGGTACCGATACCCGTTACAGAGAACAGTGCGGCACATCCTGCAATAACTAAGGCAGTAAATGAAACCAGTGTTTTAAAGTTAAAAAATTTACTCATATATTCTCCAAAAGAAAAACGAACCGAACCAGTAAAGAACCAGTCCGGCTCGTTATATTTCTAGTTTATCTCCTAAATCTTAAAGGTTTTTACCAGACATAACCGATATGGATCACCTCCCGTTAATCGGTTATGTGGTTTGAACAGCAACTACACTTACATTCTACGCAACAGCACATACAAACCTCCTGTTGGTTAAAGTGTGAATTACTTAATTGTAACCTTTTTACTTGCTGGCTCCTTTGTCAATTTTTGGATGGTAACTGTGAGTAACCCGTTATTAAATTGTGCATCTACTGCTGAGGCATCCAATTGGTCACCGAGCTTAAATGAACGACTGAACGAACTACGCTTCAGTTCACGAAGTAGATAAACGGA